TCCACAGACAGCCACGCTAGGTCCTTGGATAGTAGATTATACAGCTGAACGTACCTATACCTACAAGGTCGCAGGCAGCAGAATTATTTTTTATCGTGGCATCGAATCGCGACAGTCCGCAGATATCAGGATAAATAATCGGTCCGTAAGTAGGCAGAAACGCAAACGCTACCCATTTACACCCAATAGCATAGTACTAGGAGATTAATTCATGGCAAAACGCATAGTTAGTGAATATTACACATTCAATCCAGCAACCAAAACCATAACGATTCCCAACAGGATTATTCCTCAGGAGAATCTGCTGCTGGTTATGAATGCCACCAGCAACACTGTACTCTATAACTTCAGTGATCCAGATCTGAGAATACTTAGCTACACCTGCCCTTATAGCAGCACAGGTACGCAGTTTGTGCTGAACTATAATACCACCAGCATGAGTGCATCAGATCCCATACAGATCATGGAAGACTTGCCTGAAGATCGTGTAGTGGTAGCTGAATATCAGCAGGATCCAACCAACAAGATTCGCGTTGTTGCTCCACAATCTCTGATTGACACCGACTTTGAATATGGTCTGCAGCCTATTAAATGGGAAAGCGTATCCCTGTTGCAGAACATGCCAGCCTACTATTATCGTGGTGGTGCCAACAGCTTGAACGTTCAACAGATCACAGGCTTGAATGATACACCTAGATCGCAGATTGTTGTCATTACCAACAATGCACATGGTGTTGCAGTCGGCGATATTGTCAATGTACAATATACCAACAATCTGAATGCCGAAGGCGTATTCAATGTCATTAGTTCTACTACTACATCGTTCACCTATTTTGCCAAGGCTCAGATTTCAGGATCAATTTACACCAGTGCCAGCACAGTGCAGGCTGGCTATAACTATGATGCCAACAACGTTCCCAGCAGATATGTCGTGGCATCAGTAGTATCCGACAATGGAGCTACCAACGCTGCTGGTGTATCAGGATCGGTAATTACAGTAACTACTACTGGTAAACATGGATTGTTGCCCAATTCACCAATCCTGGTAAATTCAGCAACTACAACAACCATCAATGGTAACTGGCAGGTCTATGATGTACCATCAGCTACCAGCTTCCGCTATGTAACCACCAATATCCAGACTGGTACAACCACACCAACTCTGGGTAATGCTCAGTTCATGCCACGTCCAGAAGCCACCTTTGTTCATCGTCCTAGCGACGGTGGTGTCATGGTTAGCTCGGCTAATATTCAGGAAGGTGTTACAGCCATACGTCAGACACGACGTTATTTCCGTTACCAGAGTGGTAAAGGTATTCAGATGTCAACTGGTACCAAGCTGACACCACATTTTGATGTCAATACCATAACTGCAGTAGGTACGTCGGTTACCGTGACCCTGCAACAGACTCCAAACTTTGCTGCTGGTGTTGCAGCCATTGTTGAAGGAGTAGAAGTCAATTTAGGTGCTACCAATGTCTACAATGGTACATTCTCAATCACTAATGTTACCACAGGTTCAACACGCAGTGTCAGCTTCTTTACCAGCAGCATCAGTACTGATCTAAGCCCCGGTGGATATAATGCTCAGATGACCATTAAAAACTGGAGAGGTTCCAGTGTACGTGTTGGTCTGTTCGATGCTCAGAACGGATTTTATTTCGAATACGATGGACAGACTTTGTTTGCCGTACGTCGTAACTCAATTAAAGAGCTCATGGGTACAGTGGCTGCCACCAGCGGTGCCACAACCATTACTGGTACCAATACCAAGTTCCATAAACAGTTGACGGTTGGTGACTATGTTGTTATACGTGGTCAGAGCCATCTGGTAACAGCCATTGATAGTGCAACCAGCATGGAGGTTTCACCGCCCTATCGTGGAACCACAGTCAGTGGTGTGCGTGTAAACCTAACACAGAATATTAGAACCGAACAAACACAATGGAATCTGGACAAGTGTGATGGTTCAGGGCCCAGTGGTTATAACATAGACCTGTCCAAGATGCAGATGTGCTACATTGACTACACATGGTATGGTGCAGGTTTTGTTCGCTTTGGTTTTAGAATGACCGATGGTAATGTTGTATTTGCGCACAAGGTTGCCAACAACAATGTGAACAATCAAGCCTATATGCGATCTGGTAACCTTCCAGCACGCTATGAAGTATTCAACGTTGGTCCTTATACCAAACTGGTATCAGCCAGCACAGTAACACCAGGCGTAAGCCTGGCCAGTACTGATACCATGATGGTTGTTCGTGATGCACAATATTGGGCTAGTTCAGGTACGATTTTATTACAACAGGGCGCCAATACCGAGGTCATGACCTATACTGGTAAATCAGCCAATAGTTCGATTACTGGTTGTTGGAATTTAACTGGATTAGCCAGACGTCAGTTTGGTGCCAATACCAGCAACCTAATCTTTGCACCCACAGAATTTGAAGGTGGAACTCTGGGTACAAGCTCACAGGCATCAATATCATATCTGACCTGCGATATAGCACCAGTGATCATGCACTGGGGTACGTCGGTAATCATGGACGGTGGTTTTGACGATGACCGCAGTATTGCATTTGCATATACACGTCAAACATCTCTTACCACCCTGGCTGCAGGTACCAGTGTTGCAGTATTGAGTATTCGTGTATCACCCAGCGTAGATAACAGCATTGGCGCTCAATGGGGTGTACGTGAAATTGTAAACCGCATGCAGTTACAGACACGAAGCCTGGGCCTAGCATCCAATACCAGTATTCAGGTTCTGGGTATTTTAAACCCAACTACCTTCGGTGGTTCAACGACTCCTACATTCCCAGACGTCTGGACCTATACCAGTATTGTTACTGCCATTGGTTCAGGATCACTGGCACAGATCATCGACCATACAGGTAATACAACCACAGTTACTGGTGGTGAACAGATTTTCGGATTCGTTACTAGTGCAGGTGCCGACAACTATGATATTAGCCAGGTTCGCGATTTGGGTAACAGTATTGTCAGCGGTCCAGGTAGTGCAAGAACACCAGGCTTCCCCAATGGTCCAGACATTCTAACCATTGTGCTAAGAAATACCAATTCTGGTCCTGCAGTTGTTACCAATCTACGTCTAAGCTGGACAGAAGCTCAGGCCTAAGGAGAAGATATGGCAGTGCATAGCAGACAGGGTCTCATCGATTATTGCCTCAGAGAGCTGGGGCATCCTGTCGTGGAAATCAACGTCGATGACGATCAGGTCGAGGATCGCATCGACGAGGCTTTCTCATACTACAGAGATTTTCACTATGATGCTGTAGAACGACTTTATTTTAAGCACAGAGTTACTGCCAGTCGTCTTAATTTAACCAGCAGTGTGGCCAATCAGTTTAGTCTGGGCGAAGTAGTTACTGGATTGACATCAGGCGCACGTGGTACGGTATGTGTAGAAATACCTGGCGACGTCAGCAGCAATGGTACAAGTTTGATGATCAAGGGCATAGTCGGAGAATTTCAGACCAGTGAAGTAGTGCGCGGTGCCAATACACAGGTTAGTTCGACTATCAGCAGCATTGTATTGGGATCCACAGATCTGAGATACATTCCTCTGGATGACAGCATAGTTGGTGTGGTACGAGTCATGCCGTTCACTGCCATTAATACTGGTCAGGCCTACATGTGGGACATACGCTATCAGCTCAGACTCAATGACTTATTTGATCTACTAAGCACATCCATGATCTATTATCAGCAGGTCAAACAACAGTTGTCCCTGATTGACCAGTTGCTGGTAGGTAGCAAGGGATTCCGTTTCCAGCGTCACATGAACAAGGTGTTCCTGGATATGAGCTGGGATACTGATGCTGACCCTGGAGAATACATTGTCTTGGAATGCTATAAAATCATAGACCCTGATGTCTATACCGATGTTTATACTGATAGATTCCTGAAACGCTATGCCACAGCACTGATTAAACGTCAGTGGGGAACCAATCTTAAGAAGTTTGAAGGCATACAGATGCCTGGTGGTGTTACATTGAACGGACAAAAAATCTACGACGAAGCCATTGAAGAAATCAAACAACTAGAAGATGAAATGCAGTCAACATACACCGAGCCACCTAACTTCATGGTGGGCTAATGTCTACCAATTTCTATTTTCAGAGCGGCATACCAGGTGGGCGTAGTTCTGAGCATCGACTCATAGAGAATTTAATTACTGAAGCCATCAAAGTCTATGGTTTCGATATTTTCTATTTGCCACGCACCGAAGTATCACGCGATGTAATCTTCGAAGATGATACTCTGGCCAAGTTTGAAAATGCCATACCCCTGGAAATGTATCTGGAGAATGTCGACGGCTACGGTGGCGATGGTGAACTCATGCAGAAATTTGGCATCGAAATCAGAGATACTGCTACATTCGTTGTAGTACGTAATCGCTGGGACGATGTAGTAGGCTATGGACGTTCAAGTTCCTTGCCATTACCTAATCGACCCAGTGAAGGCGACATTCTATACATGCCCTTGACCAAGAGCTATTTTGAGATCAAGAAGGTAGATACTCACAATCCATTCTATCAGCTGGGCAAGTTATTTGTCTACAAGCTTCAATGTGAACTCTGGCAATACAGTGCCGAGCGTGTGGATACTGGAGTACCTGAAGTTGACGCCATCGAAGATAATCGTAGCCTGGATACTGGCAACTATGGTATAGCACTTGAAGATGGCAATGGCTTATTGCTCAATGATGCTGCCTATGATACAGCATTTACAGGCCAGTTAATGTACGAAGGATTTACTGTGGCAACCTTTGATCCATTATCCGACAACGAACAATTTAATACCCTGGCACTGGATGTGCTGGACTTTACAGAAATCAACCCTTTTGGTGAAGTGGTGACCCGATAATGTTTGACAGCAAAGTATTCTATCACGGAACAACACGCAAGGCCATCATAGCCTTTGGTGCCATGTTCAACAAACTGCAGATCTATCGCAAGGATACTGCAGGCAATGTAGTACAGCATCTGCGCGTGCCTCTGGCCTATGCACCCAAGAACAAGATGCTGAGTCGTATTCAGCAGCTGCCCAATGCCGATACTCTGCAGGCTGAAGTTACTCTGCCCAGATTAAGCTTTGAAATCATAGCCTTTGAATATGATGGAGCCAGAAAAACCAACAGCATGAATCAGACTGCTACTACCATAGGTCAGACAACTGCTAAACGAGTCTATGGTCCAGTACCCTATAATCTAACTGTGAATTTATACGCCTATGCTAAAAATCAGGAAGACGGTCTGCAGATCTTTGAACAGATTGTACCAGCCTTCAATCCTGATTTCAATGTCACAGTAAACTACATACCTGATCTAAACATCAAACATGATCTACCCATCATTCTTAACAGTGTAAGCTTTCAAGACGACTATGAAGGAAGTCTGGAACAACAGAGAATGATTATCTGGACCTATACTTTCACCATGAAATTATACTACTATGGTCCAGTTGAAACTCAGGGCATTATTCGCAACAGCATTGTCAGTGTATTCAACAATACCAACCTGGATCAGCTTACCGCTAAATATACAGCATCAACCGATCCTACATCAGCAACACCAGCTGATAACTTTGATTTTACCTTCAATGTTGATGAGACAAATTACTAGGAACTAACATGGCATATCAACCAATCTATCTGGGAACACCCAACAACAATGATGGCGACAGTCTGTACGCTGGTGGTGCCAAGATCAATGCAAACTTCTTGGAAATCTACAATGGTATTGCAGGTGGTGCAGCCAATTCTATACGCATCAACCTAGGTTCAGGTCAGGTAGCTGCACCAGTAACCAGCCAGACTCTGCGTTGGAGTGCCATACAACAGGCCTTTATTCCAGCCAGCTCAAACATGTTATTGTCAATGGCCGACAATGGTAGCTCAGGATTGATCCTTACCAATGCCAATGGCAAAGCAGGTGCCGACCTGGAATACACAGATTACCCAAATAAATTGGTATTGTTCCTCAATGGTAGATCAATATTCGATGTACGTACAACTACCACAGGCAGCGTAGCCCTGACTCGCGGTACCATGATGTTTGGCATGGGCAACCCCAGAGCAACCAGTCTGGCAATCACTACCCGAGGCGTTGCCATTGGTGGTGCCGATGGTTTGACTGTTTATCGTAATGCAGCCGAAGAAAATGCTGCCAGCAGCCTGGTTATTAGTACAGGCAGTTCAGGTGCCATACTCTACGATACACCATTGACCAGCGGTTACTTGTCATCTGCAGATAGCAGCAATGCCATAGTTAATTCTGGGTTTGTTCAAAATGCAATTACTCGCCGTGGTTATGCCCTTAGTTCAGTATCAATTATTGGTACAGGTGCCATTACCGGAGGCGGCGCTTTAAATAATAGCCAGACTCTGAGTTTAAATCCCTATGCATTCATGCATCATTGTGAAGGATTTTTATATTCATTTACAACGTTTGGTGGCAGTACATATTATATTCAAGTAGAGCCTGGTTCGGCCACACATTATAGTTACAGTGTATCTGGAGCCACAGTTATTAGTCAGACCAGTGTATTATCAACTGTAGTATCATCTACTAAAATGACCAGATTGTTTACTGGTGGTGCAGCCTGGGGACCCAACAATAGCTATGCTAGTTTAGATACAATAGCTGTAGATACCTGGTATTATATTTACCTGATAGCCAATAATACAACAGGAGCTGCAGATTTTGTGATTTCAACTAGCCGTGATTATGCCGGTGTAGTTGTTAAACTTGGTGCAGTTACAACTCAGTATAGTGTTATACGACGCATTGGAGCTTTCCGTACCAGCGCAGCGTTGTCAGGAGCTGGTGTTCCAATTCCTGAACCTTTTATTACACGTAAAATTGATGTTAATACTATTAGATTGGAATATCTGCAGGCTTCAGGCATGGGCGTTGGGTATAACAGCAGTCTGGTGACAACCAGCAATGCAGTTGGTCAGGTTCAGGCACTTACAGTTTTACCAGCCTCAGGTTGGGCAACTGGTCTGTTTAGCAGTTCTGTGGCCACTACAGCCACAGCCAGCATGTTTAGCAGCGTACTAATCAAGTATTTGCCGCCGTTGCCAGGTATTACTGCAGACATGGAAATTGTTTCCATGGCATCTACAGGATTGTGTACCATAGCATTCTTTGCTGACCCCTGGATTAGTAGTGCAACTACCTACTACAATGCATCAACAAATCTGGTACCAGCTCCAGTAATGTTCATCAGACCCAATGCAACCATGGTTACTAGCATTGATGTTCGTACTGTTCCTATTAGTCCAGAAGTCAGCATGTTGAGTGATACACAGGTTGGTGCAAGTCAAATCTGGACTACCAGTTATGGTGTATTCTTAAGATATGCTAGCATGCAATTGGCTACAGGCAACAATGGTATTGCTGCACCAGTATTTCTAGGATGGAATACCAAAGGATTTAATTTTGCAAGATAAACATACATTCGCTGCTCTGGATACTCAGTTCAATACCGTGCCTTCGGCTTTGCCAGCAAAAATTGAAGCTGGCATACCGGCACCAGTGGCTGCCAATGTAGAAGATGATTTTGATCAGGCTCGCAGAACACTGAAAAATCTCCTGGACAAAGGCGAACAGGCCCTGGATGGTATGATGGATGTTGCTCGTCAAAGTGATCATCCCAGAGCCTATGAAGTTACTGGACAGTTAATCAAGACAGTAGCTGAGACTGCCAAGGATCTGCTGGCACTGCAGAAGACCAAGCGTGATCTGCAGACCCCCGAAGAAGTAAAACAGCAGCAGATTGGTACACAGAACAACATAGTGTTTGCTGGATCTACCAATGATCTGTTAAAAGCTCTGCGCAACAAGAATGAGAATGTGATAGATGCAAGTCCGCAGAAATCGACCTAGCTACAACGGTAATAGTCAACTCAAGCAGATTGGTTATGCCTTTGACTTCGAACCCTGGCACATTGAAGAAATTGCCAAGTGTATCGAAGATCCTATCTACTTCATTGAATCCTACTGCAAGATTGTGTCCTTGGACCGAGGTCTGGTTCCCTTCAAACTTTACGACTGTCAGAAGAATAAAGTCAATGTCATCTTAAATAATCGCAAGGTTATTTTGATGGAAGGACGACAGCAGGGCAAGACCATAACGTCGGCTGCCTGTATACTTTGGTACACTCTGTTCAACGAAAGCAAGACAGTAGCCATACTGGCCAACAAGGCAGCAGCAGCTCGTGAGGTCATGTCCAGATATCAGGCCATGTATGAGAATCTACCCATCTGGTTGCAGCAGGGTGTCAAAGAATGGAACAAGGGCAGCATTGAACTAGAGAATGGAAGCAAGGTATTTACAGCAGCTACCGCAGCATCTGGTATTCGAGGCAAGTCCGTTAACTGGTTATATGTCGACGAAGCCGCAATCATACCCAATAACATAGCCGAAGAGTTTTTCACAGCAACCTATCCAACCATCATGGCCGGTGAAACTACCAAGGTGCTGATGTCGTCAACTCCCTTGGGCTACAATCACTTCTGGAAGTTCTGGAATGATGCTGAACAGGGACTCAATGATTTTGTCAATCTGTTCATACCCTATACTGCCATACCTGGTCGTGATGAAAAATGGGCCGAAGAACAGAAGGCCATACTAGGACCAGTTAAATTTACACAGGAGGTTCTCTGTAACTTCCTAGGTTCCAGCTACACGCTCTTGGATGCTGATACACTGAGCAAATTATCACCCAAGCGACCAATCTATAGTCACGACAAACTTGATGTCTATGAAGAGCCAGTGCGTGGAGAGATTGGTGAAGATGGAAAATTAACTCGCCGAGACAATGCCTATGTTGTCATTGTGGATACCAGTCGTGGAGTTGGTGGTGATTACAGTGCATTTACTGTGATTGATATTACTACATCGCCCTATAAGATGGTGGCCAAGTATCGTGATAATCGAGTCACGCCCATGCTCTATCCTACCATTATTCATACTGTGGCTCGTAACTACAACAATGCACACATACTGGTAGAGATCAATGACAATGGACAGCAGATTGCCGACATCCTGTATCACGAGCTGGAATATGAAAACATGCTCTGGATCAATCGTGACGGTACCAAGGGTCAGGTTGTCAGTGGCGGATTTGGTGGACGTACAACTCAACCTGGTGTCAGAACCGATAAAAAGGTCAAGCGCATAGGCTGTAGTCAGCTTAAAACTTTGGTAGAAGCACAGCGTCTGCTGATCTGGGATCAGGATGCCATCAGTGAGTTTTCAACATTCGTGGAAGTCAAGGACAGCTATGCAGCCGACGAAGGATATCACGATGACGTGGTAATGACGCTGGTGCTGTTTGGCTGGCTAACCACACATCCATATTTCAGAGATTTAACCAATTTAAACATTCGCGAATCTTTATATGAAAATCAGATTCGCCAGATTGAAGATGAATTGACGCCCTTTGGTGTCATAGCCGATGGGCGAGATTTCGATCAACCCGAACAGTATATCGAAG